TAGGATATGCTCCAGGAGCACTAGGTTGAGCTACCATATCTACTGTGATAATCTCAAAATCTGATACTTCACCGGATCCGTCATCTCTGACGTTTCCGGATCCGCGACTTGAAACACCTAGCTTAACTCCGCTTTCCAGCATTGTCTTGATAAGTTGTCCCATAGGGGTTGGTAAAATTTTCAGTTTACCGTAACCATTAGGACCGTCCATCCACATATTAACAATCATATGCGACACACGATCCAGGTTTATTTTTAGATCATCTGGATGATCTACTTCTCCGAGAACTGAATAGCCGTTTTGAATCTGATCATTAAGGGTTTTGACAGCCTTGCCAATCTCATTAACCGGATAAACACGCTGGTTAGCGTTACGTATACCGCCCTGGATACAAATCCCGGACATGTATAAGTTTTTTCCTTCTTTGTCATCAGACTCAACGACCATTTTTGCTTCGTTGAAACTGAGATTCTCTCGGAGGTATAAAGACATATTTTTAGTAGTCTCTGTTATTACTTGTTACGCTTAGGTGCGCCATTCAACATACTTTGCTTGTTGTCAGCTGTTTCTTTCTTGCCAGCTTTCTCAGCACCGTGTGCGTCTTTAACTTGAGTCTTAAAGCCAGTTTTACCTGCTTTAGCATCTGGACGGTTTTGAATATTACCTAAACCAGCTGTTAAATCACCTGCTGTTGGCTTTAGTAAACCACCTTGTGTACCACCGCTAGTTGTGCTAAAGTTCTTAGCAATATTAGCTGTTGTACCACCCATGTCATTCTTCATGTTGTCGATAGTTGATTTAGTGTTAACACCGTTGTCACCATGCTTTGGAGCTGCAACTTTGTTTACATATTCCATCATAGTTGCTAGTTCGTCAACTTCACCAGCACCACCTTGCTCGTCACCACCGGTGAAACCTGGGATTGAATCTAATTCATGTCCGTGGATGTCTGGATTTTGTTCTTCTTCGTGCTCTTCACCTTGCAATAGTTGTTCAAACTCTGCTTTTAGGTCTTCTAAAGCATCTTCAAGGTCCATAACGCGATCTTCGATGTCTCCACCTTCTTCGCCACCTTCTTCATCGCCAAACTCTGGAGTTTCTTCTCCGTCGTCTTCAGCGTCATCTTCACCGCCAAAAGGATTATCTTCAGCGTCGTCTTCTGGCTCTTCAGCGTCATCTTCGCTGTCTGATTCTGCGTCGTCTTCTGAATCGGACTCTTCTTCAGCACCTTCTTCTTCTTCGGCTTCTTCTTCCATAGACTCTTCTTCTTCCATACCTTCATTCTTAGTATGGCCACCGATAGCTTTGTTAGCTTCTTCTGGGCTGAAGTCTTCTGCTAATAATTCTTCGTAAATTTCACGTGATTTTCCAACAACGATGTTGTGGAATATTTCTTTGGCTTGTTCGTGATCTTCATTGATCAACGCTTCAAGCATAGCTTCAAATTGAGCGCGGTCAGTCATGTTTATCTCCTGTTAATTGTGTTACAAGGCTGTTTATTATTTACACTATTGTTAAAAAATAGTGTACTTATATAGCAAAAACGGCCGTTTTTGGCCGATTTTTGTAATTATGCCGGTGGAGCAGGCGGAGTTGCGTACATTGAATGTATAAACGCTAGTTCACTTTCCTGTTCCAGTATGTGTGCTTCACTACTTTTACGTAGTTCATTTAACTGTCTTAATGTTAATCTTGTCTTGCGTGTATCACTTCTATGCATTTGCGTAGTGTCAAGACTAGGCTCGTAGCGTAAATCGTTAGCTACGTGCCTTGTATCAGGATCAATATAAAACAATTCTCTTAAAATCATATTGTATTTAGCCGCCAGGTATTGGAGCGCCCGGTTGTGTGCCAGCAACAGGAGGTACAGGACTACCAGTTCCTTCTTCTGTACCGGCTTCAGCAGTTAAGTCTTCCGGAGCAGTCATATCTCCAGCCATGCCCATATCGCCTTCAATACCGCTAGCAGATAAGCCTGCGCTACGTAATTCTCCAGCGGCATCAGTGGTTGTTGCTTGTCCTTTGCCGTTTTCTTCGGCCCAGGCACGTTCGTTTTCTGCTACTTCCTCGTCGGTTAAACCTAAGAATCGTTTAAGAGCAAATCGTTTGCTAACAAAAGGAATAGCTTGAATAGTATTAAATGTATTAATACGTTCAGCATCGATACTTGCCTGCTTGCTACTAGCAAAGTTCAGCGGAGGATTGAAGTTTAATTCAAACAATGCTGGATCGATGTTCATTCCTTTACTGTTCAAAAACAGTTTAAACTCTTCATCAAAGATTTGTGATATCAAACTTTGTAGTCTTTCACAGTATTTGTTAAAGCGTAGCTCTTGAATATAAGCTGTACCAACACGTCCATCATTGAAATTGCTTTGTGAATCGTCTTGACCTGTAGGCAAATAGCTACTAGGAATACGTAATCCACGGAATAACTTGTTAGTAAAGTACTTCAAGTCGTCAATTTCACCAATATTCTTACCGCCTTCTAGCATTGTGACTTCGGAACCTTTGCCGTCTGCTGTTTTAGGGAAGAAATAATCTTCATTAATGCTTAGAGGGTTGTATGCAGAGTCTATGACGTTCTGTCCGCCACCTGTTTGTGACGGAATACGGCGTTGATGGATTTCGTTCTTAACACGTTCAACGAATGCCATAGCCAAGTGACTAGGCATATTACCTACGTCGATATGGAATACACGACGTTCTGGAGCACGTTGTATACGATAGATAAGAATAGCATCTTCTAAAAGTTCTTTTTGCTTGTAAACTTTAAAGATATTTTCTAATAAACTGTTACCAAACGGATAATTGTTATCCAAACCTTCACTTAAACTCAAGTGAACAATGTGTTCTGCGTTAATTGCGTGTTCAGTTTGTTGTAAACCAAAACGATTACTACCACTTGTGCTTGCTCCGCCGGCACCTGCTTGGCTAGCACCACTAGATCCAGTGTATCCGCTAGCAGGAACAATGACTCCACCGCCTGCGTTGCGTGGATTAATGTTAGGAGTAATTTGTGTAGCAACTAAACTTTCAAAATTAGGTGCGATATTTTTAATAACATACTGCTCTGGCTTTTTGCCTTCGCTTTCGTTAACAATAACTTTGATAACTTGTGCTGTATCTACCCATGACCACTTTTGATTCTCTGGATCACGAATAAAGAAAGCATCTCCGTACTTGAATACATTACGTACAATACGGAAAATACGTGTGTCAAACTTTTGTAATTTATTCCATTGTTGTAAATATTCACCTAACACACGAACTTCTACGTTAGTTGCCTTACTGCGCCAATGGACAGCAAATGGACTCTTTGAATCCTTTAACTTTTGTGTACAAAACTCTGCTAGAATATCTAATGCCGCGTTAACTTCTGGATCTGAATCCATAACTTCATACTGTGCGTAACGTTCAATACGATTTGGACTACCAGTGTACACATCAGGTAAGTAGCTACTGTAGTTGCTACGTGCTGGTCCAGGACGATTACCGGAATTGATTCCAGATATGGTGCTCAATTGTCCAGATTGACCTGTATTCGCAACTGGTGAGAAATATTTTTTCCAACTCATTTAATTAGAATCTTCCTTGTTTAGTATTCTTAGTAATCTTCTCAGCGTGATTTGCCATGTTGGCGGTATTACTAATTACTTGTAGCATCATACTATTTAATGTTTTCAGCTGATCATTGAGATCATTTATGGTAGCTGTATGCTCGGGAGGTTTGGAATTCTGAGCTCCTTTATTCTCTGTTTTACTTTTGGCTTCAGCTTCGGCTTTTTTGCTAGCATCATCTGCTTTCTTATGTTTGTCTTCTTCGGCAAATTTGGCTTTATTAATTTCAGCTTGCTTGGCGTCTAGTATTTTTGGATTAAACATGTCGCCTAGTACACCGCCACCGCCACCAATCTTACTAAACATATCATCTAATTGTTTCTTTTGTTCAGTCGCTGTATTAGATTGACCTAGTATGCCACTTCCGCCGCCAACCTTACTAAACATATCATCTATTTGTTTCTTCTGTTCAGTAATTGCTCTAATCTGATCTGACTTAGGAATAACTGTACCGGTAGCTAAGAATTCTTTTGCGGCTTCGGCTAATTTACCTTTACTTGTTAACGCTAAATCGGTTAACTCTTTAGGATTCATTGCTTGGAACTGTTTAGTGTATTCCGTTACTGCTACTGTAGAGTAAGATGTAGTTACTTCTTGTTTTTTCTTTTCATTTTCTTGTATCTTATTAACATAATCCGCACTAAAACTTTGTAACTTATTATTCATGTCGATATAAAAGTCATCCATCTTAGCGCCTTTAGGCAATAAAGCAGTAATAGCGTCTTCACTTAGACCGTCTACAGACTTACCAATTACATCTTTGGCAAGATTAGCTTCTTTTTCATAGCCGGCCATCTTAACTTTTTCAGTATCAGCTTGAATACTAGCACTTTGACTAGCCGCAGATTTTTTTCTATCAAGTTCAGTAGATAATATTTTAGTATGTTCTTCTACTTGTTGTCTTGTTTTTTCTATTACACCTTCTTTTCTAGACACTTCAATACTAGTACCGTCTTCCATACGTTTTTGTAATGGATCCATTAGAGCTTTGTATTTTTCTTCTAAGGCTTTAGCACTATCTCCAGTAGTCATTGCTTTAATAATATCTTTAAAGCTAGCATCTGGGCCTAACTGTACTTTAGTTTGTGCTATAAGTTTCTGTCTGTCGCTTTCGTATTGTCCTCTAACTTTTTCTAATTCAGCTTCTGCTCGTTTACTATCTTCATTTTGTACACGGCTAGTTGTAGTGCTGCCGCCGCCTGCTGAACTTATTGTAGTACTGATTGTTTTGCTAATTTCTTCAAGATTAATTCCGCTGTTAATTGCCTTGTTAGGAGTTACAACACCCGGTTTGCTAAGTTTAATCTTTTCTGGTCCTTCTTCTCCAACAATGTACTCTTCATTTTCAGCAATATCTCCACCGGCAGCTTTACCAGGTGTAGCTCCTTTTTTAATTGGTTTTAAATTACCTGAACTAGTTTGTTGCGAAGCAGGTACACCAGAAACACCTTTAGAATCTGCAACACTTGTAGACGATGTTAAATCTTTAACTGATTTAATCAGATTATCTAAATTTTCTTGATTCTTTGCCGCTTGTGCCGCAGTAGTTGTCATTGGTCCGGCTAATCCGGCAACACTATCTGTAAATTGTTTAACTGCTCCAGGAGTCTTTAACGCTTCTTTGTTTATGTTTTCAAAGTTAGTAGCAATCGCAGATGATTGTGTTTTAATTCTAGCATCAAATTCATTGATACCTCTGCTAATAGCTTGTCCAGCATCAAGTTGTGCTTTAGATAAATCAGTAGTTGCCTTGCCTGATTCGTCGATAGGTCTGCCGTTTTCGTCAACTTTCTTTCCAGCGATAGTTGCTCTAGCTTCTAATCTTGCTTTATCAGCGCCTGCTTCATATGATCCGCCGGCTTCTTCGGCATTTGCTCTTGCTTGTCTAGCAGAACGTTGTACATTAACATCGCTAACTATTTCTTTACTTACTTTTGCTATGTTGCCATTAGATGTTAAAGCAACTTGAGCAAATTCTTTACTATTAATTGCCGCTTGGGCATCGGCTACAGCTCTAGCTTGTTGTTGTTTAGCCGCTTCAATTTGTGTAGCATTGCCGCTTTCGTATGCTCGCATCAATTGTTGTTGGGCTGACTGTAGTTTATCGCCTGAACCGTTTACTGCGTTTAGGGCTGAATACATTCCTTTAGCAGTATCGTCCCATTTACCAGTTTGGAATGCTACTTGTAAATGATCTGCCGCAGGTCCTAACGGTTTAATTGCTTCATTAGTAGCTTTAAATGCTTCTTGTTGTTTGTCAGTCAAGGTATTCATGACTAAGAAACTATCAGCACTTTCTAAAGATGCCTTTGTTTGTTGAGCAAGCGCATCTCTACTCATGCCAGTAGCTAAAGCAGTTTCAGTTATAGACAATGCCATTTCTTCTGCGGCCGCTCTAGCTTTGTTTCTAGATTCAACATCAGCAAGATTTAATTTTCTGTTGTTAACTAAACTTAATGCGGTATATTCTGACAGTTCTTGTTGGGTAACACCAAATGCTTGTAAGTCTCTTGATACTCCAGACGAACTTTCTCTTACTTCACGAGAAAGTTGCGAAAACGCATCAGCACTACGAGCGCCACTGCCTGCTAGTCCTGCTATACCCGAACCAGATTCTTTTAAAACTTTGTTCCATTCAGCAGTAGTCAATCCTGCTTGTGCCGCTTCACGAGTAAATCTTAATACATCATTAGTTCCGTATCCAGCTTTAGTTGCTTCATCTACTTGTGTTTTGTTAGCTAATACGGCATTACCAGCAAGTGAAATTAAACTACTAAATTTTTCTAAACCAACGGCACTAGCAATAGTTCCTAAGTTAGCAATAGCTGTAGCCGCAGGCTCTGCTCCTGTAGCTAGTCGTTGAAATCCTAAAACAACTGGAACGCTGGCATCATAAATGCTACCAAATGTTTTCTTTAAACTGTCGGTATCGATGTTTATAGTGCCTGGTTTTGAGGAACTATTATTTCCACTCGAACCGACCAATTGTTTTAATTGAGCCAGCGTTACTGGTTGATCTTCATTAGCCATTAAAATTTCCGGTAAAATGTGCGTATATAAATACTATATCATATATTTATCAGGAGCCAAAACCATGGCAATTAACCCGTTACAGCAGTATTTTAGACAACCAAAAATTTATATCAAATTACCTAGTCAAGGCAACTATAGTGCGCCTGGTACTTTTGTAGCCGATACTAACAACTTACCAGTATACGGCATGACTGGTATGGATGAAATTATTATGAAGACTCCAGATAGCTTGCTTACAGGCGAAAGCATTGTACAAGTTATTAAAAGTTGCTGTCCTGGTATTGCCAATCCCTGGGAAATAACTGTATTAGATACAGATTTAATTTTTAGTGCTATACGTATTGCTACATTTGGAACACAAATGGGTGTAACGCACACTTGTCCTAAGTGTGGAACTGATAATGCTTATGATATTGATCTAACTAAAGTAATTGAACACTTTAGTCACTGCGTATATGATAATAAGATTGCACTTAAAGATCTAGTGGTTAAAACACAGCCATTAACTTACAAACAAAGTACAGAGTTTGCCCTACGCAACTTTGCTCTACAACAACAATTAGCACAAGCAGATCAAATGACAGACCGCGAAGAACAACAAAAAGTTATTAATCGATTGTTCCTGGACTTAGCCAACATGCAGAATGATTTGTTTTGGTACAGCATTGAAAGTGTGGAAGTGGGCAACACAGTTGTTAATGAACGTGAATTTATTCGCGAATGGGTGTTAAACTGCGACAGAGATATTTTTGACAAGCTCAAAGAGCAAATTGAAAAAAATAAAGAAGCATGGGTAACACCTATGTACGATGTTGTTTGCGAAAACACAGAGTGTAACGCTGAAAATAAAATTAAAATTGATCTAGACCAAAGTAATTTTTTCGTCAAAGCCTAATTGGATTACCGCCAGCGGAAATCGAACAAAATCTAGTTAGGCTAGAAGAAGAAGTAAAACATTTTAAAACAGAATTATTTAGACTTAGTTGGTATATGCGAGGCGGAGTAACAGTAAATGATTTGTTACATGTCTACAGCTATGATGATCGCCAAATGATTTATCTAGTAATCAACGAAAACATTGAAACTACTAAGATAACTCAACTACCTTTAGTATAAAGTTATCTCGCCAGTTTTACTATTGCGCCATTTGCCAGCGCCAATCTGAACCCAAGGACTGCCAGGAGTTCCTGGAGCACCGTCTGGGAATCTAGGATCAACTTCCGGAGTCGCTGTTTGCGATCCTTTATTATCCTGTTGACTAGTAGCCGCTTTGTCCTTGGCCGCTGTAGTTGATCCAGCTGGTTGTCCAGCTACATTGCCTGACGAGGTAGTAGAATCTTTATCTGCCGAGCTAGCAGGTTCTTCAGCATCATCTGGAGGAGCTCCATAATTTGGAGCAACTTTATTAATAGCCGAATTAACAGCACCGCCGGCACTGTCAAATGCTTTATAAATTTCTGGATTGTCAGTCTTAAGATGATTTAAAATATCCTGTGCTGTACCGCCGATGAGTTTAGCTAACGGATTGCCGTGAAAACTAAGCACACCTGGAATATCGATATTCAATTGCCACAAACTGGCATAAACGATCCATTTTTTGGCAAAGTCACTGTTTAAGAAAGTTATATAAACAGCCTGCGTTGCTTTTTCAAATCCCAATGCAATTTTAGCTAATGGTCCTAAAATAGGTAATTTACCAAACACACCTAATGCCTTGCCAGTCGCACCTAAAACCAATGAAGGAATACAAGCCATTAATCGTGTTACCAGTATACTTAATTGTGACTGTTGGTAAGCATCATACTGCGCTTGACTCCACTTGATTGGTTCGCCGTCAGTGTCTAATTCGTCAGCAGGTTCCCAGTTTAAATGTTCCTCTGCTATGGTCATATTTTGATAATAGTTCTTCCAAGCACCTACACTAGCTTCAGTAAATTCCCAAGCTATGTAAGTTTTGTAAATTAAGTTAATTGATTTACCAAGAGCACTAGCTACACCGCCACCTTCTTTGGTTGCAGCACCGCCTGCTTTCTCTCCAGCTTTAGCAGTATCCTTAGCGGCTTTAACATCAGCAGCCGCGGCTTTATCACTGGGACGTGAACGGAATACTCTACGCCAAGTACTAGCTTCTTTATTAGCAGTATCATTAGCTAGTTTTTCAGCTTTGTCTAATACAGAAGGATCTTTTTTAACGAATCCGCTATTGGCAATTCGTTCCTGTGTTTCAGGACTAAGGTCTTTGATACCTACACTAGCAGGATCATTTCCATCCCTAACTGCTTTAACTTTAAGGTCAGTTAATTCCTTAGTGATATCTCGCATAAAGTTACCCTTAAGACTTTTACCGAATAGCTTTTCTGCAGCCCAATCTAGTCCTTTAGAGAATAACTTATATTCGCCTTCACCTTCTGATATGATTTCTGTAACTTTCATAGTGATATTTATCTACACATTAAAGAAGAACTTACGTTCTTCTGTTCTTCGCTTTCGCTCGAACTATTCTAATTATTAAACGCGAAGCGTTAAGATATTATCTAGATCGTTCAGTCACACTTTGCCCTAGCGGGCAAAGCGAATTGACATTATCTGAGTCGAACAATATCACCCTAGTGTTTTTGCGTTACAGTGGCGGTCATCCGGTACCACGAGCAAAGTCTTTATATGACGGCGGGCTATTAAACAACACTAAACGCTTAATAACCGTGGGGCTACTACCCCTCTTTTAGCCTTAATTCTCAACTACTTACACATTAAACCAGTTATCGGCGTATCTGATCATCGTCCTGTTAAGGATAGTAATGTATAACTCTGTCACCAAGCAGAACTACCTTACCGCCACACATCAGAGCGGATTTCGGGCACTTTAACAACGCCAGTGCGGGCTTATTTGGTGATTAAACGGCCTGAATTATTAGGATTTGAGTATATGTGAACCATGTACACGCACTTGAATATGACCATTATAATAGTCATTTGATTCAAGAACTCTGCGTGAAAACTGTTCACGAGCTTCTATATAACTACACTCTGCCTTTGATTTACAATAGAAAAGTATTTCTCTGCGAAAATTTTCTGTACCTAACTGCGTAACATCCTTGGTTAATTCAGGCGAACTACCGTAATAGTCCCGCCAGTCTGAATCAATTTTGCTACGGATTTTCTTTTTCTTCTTAGTGCCGTTCTTGAGTTTTACTGTTTTGTAAGTAGTTTTTGAGAATTTTGCTAATTTTTTGCCTATGTACATACGCCC